AGGCGGGCCCGCGCCGTGATCCCGTGCACCGGCTGCCCCACCGGCAGCATGCCGTGAGCAGCCAGCCACTCAGCCAGCTCCGCCTCGTCATCACCCAACGCCCACAGTGCGACCGCCATGGAGTCGAGTGTGGCGGGAGCGACACGGTGAGGTCACGGATTTGCGGGAATGCCCCAGTCCGGCCCCACTTGGGTGAATGATCTGCCGTCATGAGAAACGCCCTTGTTGCTACCGCATGCGCCGCCGTCATCCTGCTCGCCGGCTGCTCCAGTACGACCACGACGTCCAGCACCCCCGCCAGTCCGGCCGCAGAGAAGTCGAGCGCCGCCAAGCCGCTCACCGCCGCGACCGCCCTCGAAGCCATCGCCGGGTCGGTGTCGTCAGCCAAACTCTCCAGCACAGTCACGGCGGAGAGCGACCCCAACCACCTGCTCGGCCGCCCCAACCAGTACACGTCGAAGGTGACGTTCACCGACTCCCGCATCTCCAAGAGCGACGCCGACAGCTTCGACAAGGGTGACGTGGAGCTCGGGGGTGCGATCGAGGTGTTCGGCGATGCGAGTGGCGCGGAGGCGCGCGCGAAATACATCCAGGCCATCGGGAAGAGCATGCCCGCCCTCGCCGAGTACGACTACGTTCACGGTTCTGTCGTCGTGCGGGTCTCGCGGTTCCTCACTCCGGCGCAGGCAGGCGACTACAAGGCGGCAGCGGCGAAGTTGGGCTGACGCTTAACCTGCGGGGACTGTCGGCGCCCGGTCGCATACTGGGCGCATGGCAATCCCGCATCCGAATGATCCGCTGGTCCGGCAGATCTTGCGCGCCTACCGTCTCAAGCCGAAGCACGTCGGGCTCGTACTCGCGGTCGACGGCCACAAATACCGGCAGCGGCAGCGCAACCGGGTCAAGCGGAGGCGGCGATGAGCACCAGAGAACCCGCCGTCGAGGGCGAACCCGACGAGCCGAAACCCCTGACGGTCGAGTTGACCGCCGACACCAGCGGCATCACGGACGCCATCCGTCGGACCCAGGCGTCACTGATGTTCGGCTTCCACCCAGACCTGACCACGCCAGCCGACCGGGCAGTCCGATACCAGATGCTGAGCGTGTGGCAAGCTGGCGAAGATTTTCAGGAATCGATGGACACGCTGAGTACGCAGCCCGGCGCGAGCCCCGACGAGATCCACCGGCTCCAAGCCGCTGTACTGCGGCTCGTAGATGGGCGTGGCAAAGCCGAGGATGCGCCGTGACGACGTTCGACTTCCGGCGCGTAGGCATCCTCTGGCTGCCACCCCAGTCCGTCGCCGCCCCCGAGCCTGAGCCGCCCGTCACGATCCGCATGGTCGGCGACCGCCGCATGCAGTGCAAGGACATCCCCGACGAGGCGTTCCTCGACGCGGTCCGGCGCGCCGGAGCGGTGGGCTCGTGGCGGATGCGGTGGAACGTACAGACGGAGCTGGAGAAGACGCTCGGGCCGATCCCGGGGAAGCTGCTCATCGCCAAAGCGCGGAAGCTGATCGCCGCACGCAAGATGGGCGGCTGCGACTGCGGATGCCGAGGCGACTGGCACCCCGCCGACGAATGCGGGGACTCGGTGCACTGCTGCCGACCTCGGGCGGAGGGAATGTGAGCCACGCCGCGTGACGTTCACCCCAGGGTTGTCACGCACAGTGTGCACAATGGTGAGCAGCACCCGCACGCGCACCGGAGGCCCCGCATGCCGCTCGCCTGCCCCGGATCCCACAACAACGCCTGGCGCACCGCCGAGCAGAAGCTCGCCGATCACGGCACCCCACACGACCTCACCCCCACATGGGGCCAGCCCACCCACTGCTCCCGCTGCACCGACCGGGCCCGCGCCGAACTCGCCGAACTTCCCGAGCTCGTTGCCGCGATCTGGCTGGAGGCCGTCAATGGCACCCCCGCCAAGACGACCGGCACGATCGGCCGCGTCCACATCCCCGCATGGCCCGGCCAGTCCTCCCGGCTCATGACCGACCACATCCTCGAGGGAATGCTCACGCTCGAGGACGACATTCGTGAACTGCGGCGTCTGAATACCCGGCCGGCGCACCGCATCGAGGGCGTGACCGTGACCGCCAGCACCCGGTTCCTCGCCGCGCACCTCGACTGGGCTCTCGTCGAGCATCCCCTGGCGGACGAACCACACGACCGACTGTCGGGTAATCCGGCCGCACAGATCCACACCTGGCACCGGGCGGCGGAACGGTTCACGCGGCGGGACGACCGGCTCGAGCATCACCGGATCCCGTGCCCGCGCTGCCAGTTGCTGACCTTGTTCCGTAAGGACGGCGACGACTACATCGAGTGCCGGAACATCGCCTGTCAGTTGCTGCTGACGCCCGGCGAGTACCTCGAACACACGCAGAAGCTCGCCTCTGAATGCCAGGTTCTGAGAGCGGCTTGACTCTGATCCACAGGCGTGTCAGATTTGGGCCACAACAACCATGCTTACAGAAGGCCCCGGGCTCACGTCCGGGGCCTTTTGCGTACCAAGGGAGGCGCCCATGGTCACCATCGACGGGGACCTCGAGCGCATCACGTGGACGACAGCCGAAGCAGCCGAGGCTGCCGGCGTCACTCCGGACGTCATCTACCAGTGGAAGCGGCGCGGAAAGCTCACTCCGGTCAACCGCAAGGGCTGGCCCCGCTACCGCGCCATGGATGTTCTCCGGGCTGAAGCTTCCACCCGGGAGAAGGCTCGCCGCTCCTACGCGGCGGCCTAACTGACTGCCCCGCTGGTTCCGGGGCTGGGCGGCGTCTTGCGGAGGCGCTCGCCCTGTGGGCCGGGAGACACGCGGCGCGTCCCCGGCCCACCCTCCACTCCTCGCGGCTGGTCGTAGCGCCGAGGCGGGTCGCTCCTGGCCGCGAGGACACAACCGGCGCTCACGTCCCCCCGAGCGTGCCGGAACCCCGCTGCCCGGTACTTCACCGAGCCCGCCGGGCAGCGGGCCCCAACACCCCCGACGCCCGCCGTTGATCCCGGCGGGTAGGCGGCCCCGGCGTTCCAGGCGCCGGGGCTACCGCACACCCTGGAGACCTGCATGACCGACATTCGCGCGATCCGCGTCCTGTGCCCCGTCTGCGACTCCTCGCTGAGCGTCCTCATCGACGGCGGCGACGAACGCAACCTCCGCATCCCCGACGGTGCGATCGCCTCCGAAGTTCGCAGGCACATCGATGCGGCCCACCACAGCGAGCGCCCCACTGGCGTACCGTTCGCGTCCACAGGCTCCCCGAAGGCCGCCCTCTACAACGCGGCGGCCGAACAGCTCAACTGGAGCCCGCAGCAGGTCGACGTCGTGCCCGATCACGTCACCTATGCGCTCGTCTCGCTCGTTGACCAGGTCCGCCGCATTATCTCCGGAGAGGTGGCGCGCGGCGAGAAGGCCATCAACGAGCAGCGCACCGACCTCGGTGTGGCGTCGCCGAGTGACGTCCCCGAGGTTGGGGAGACTGTTCACTACCTGTGGGCAGAAGGCGGCGGCCCTCTTCACTGCTTCCCGGCACGCGTGGGCGGCATCCAGACCGACGGCACACGACTGAACCTCGACCTACTGGACCGCGCTTCGGGCGTAGCATTCGCCGACGCCGTTGAAGAGGACCCCGCAGCGCGAACCGCTTCTACCTGGCACTGGCCGTGCGACAAGGCCGGGGCCCCCATGGAGCCCGACCCGGACACGCAGCCCGTGATGGTCACCCTTCACGTCCACGGCGGCGCCCTCAACGAACGCGACCTGCGCGACGCCGTGCAGCGAGAGATCCAAGACGCCCTCCGCCGCGCCTGGGGCGGTGGCAACCACCTCCGTTACCGCCGCTGAGAGGGCCGCCCCGTGCTTGACCTGATCTGCTACCTGATCGCCGTCGTCATCTGGGGGCTCGCCGCGATCGCCCCCAACGCCACACCGGCCCTCGACCGGGTACGGATGGTCGCCGTCGGGCTCGTCGCCTTCGGGATCCCGTTCGTGATTCACGCCGGCCAGCACCTCAGCTGAGGGCGGTGGGACCGTGGCAACTACCGCCGCTGACCCCGAGAGGACCAGGCCGTGATCCGCTGCCCCGCTACCGACACCGTCACCATCGACGACGAGCCGCTCGAACTGCGCTGCGTCTACTGGGGCGACGACGGTCGCCACGACGGCGACCACCTCGTCCACACCCCGGCCGTCATGGACGACCACACGTGGCCCAACGTCGATCCGCTGACAGACCAGTAGCCGCGATCGACCTGGAGAGGCGGTGACTGGTGGCCAAGTCGGAGCAGTGGAACACCTCGGCCCCCTCTGGCTCGCAATGGGTCCAGGCGTTCCAGCCCGCGAACGATGACGGCACTCTGATCGACATCACCGGCCTCGACTGGGAATTCGCCATCCGTCAATCGGTGACGGACGCCTCCCCGACGCCGCTCGTGAAGGTCACGCCAGTCCCGAGCAGTCAGGGCTACATCGCCGTCACATTGGCCACGTCGACCGTCCTCGTGGTCCTGAGCCCCGCCGCAACAAGCCTGCTCGGGAAAGGCGCCCGGCCGTTCGCGCTGTGGTCGAACCCCAACACCACGACTGCGACCACATGGGTCGACGGCGTGTTCAACACGCAACTCGTCGCAGCCGCATAGGGGGTGCCCGTGCCGAACGTCATCGTCTCTCCGACCGGCGTCCAAGGCCCCCGAGGCAACGCCGTCCTCAACGGGGCCCGCACCCCGCTGTCCTCCGATGGCATCGACGGCGACTACTGGATCAACACCACCAGCTACCCCACCTCCGCGGTCCTCTACGGACCTAAGGCCAGCGGCGCGTGGCCGGGTAGCGGCATCACGTTCGGTGGCGGTGTCACCGGGGCGCTGCTCGCCGCGAACAACCTGTCCGACGTCCAGAGCGCCGCCACATCCCGCAATAGCCTCGGCCTCGGCAGCGCGGCCACCCAGGCGAGCAGCGCGTTCGACGCGTCCGGAGCAGCAGCAGCCGCACAGGCCGCAGCCATCGCCGACGCCGTCACCAAGTACCTCGCCCTCGCCGGCGGCGGCACCGTCACCGGCAACGTCACGATCGCCGACGGCAACGTCGTCGTCGACTCCACCGGCACGGCCATCAACGCCGTCGACCGTGGCGCCACCACCAACTACGCCGCCTACGCCTTCAGGACCGCGGGCATCGACCGGTTCGCCTGGCAGATGCAGCCCGGCAGCCAGGACCTGTACCTCGTCGATTCGGCCAACGGCCTGCCCGTCCTGCGGATCCAGCCCGGGGTGACCGGGCCGAACCTTTCACTCCTCGACGGCGGCACAGACTTCGGCAGCGGCGTCGGAGTCGTCCACGTCCCGAACGCCGCGACCGTGCCTAGCAGCAACCCGGCATCGGGTGCGGTGGTATATGCCGAGGGGGGCGTCCTCAAGGCCCGCTCGGCATCCGGAGCCATCGGCACGGTCCTGCCGGTAGGCACGACCGCCGGCACAGTGGCAGCTGGCAACGACAGTCGCTTCACCTCAACGCCGTGGATCTTCGACGTCACCAAATACGGGGCCGTCGGCGACTCCAAGGTGGTCGCCGACGGAGCGATGAGCACCGGATCTGCGATCCTCACCAGCGCCTCAGGCCAGTTCGAGTCCGACATCGTCGGCAAGACCGTCATCGTCAACGGGGCGGGCGCCCTCGGCGTCACCAGCCTGGTCGCGGTCGCACAGTCCCGGCAAAGCTCAACGCAGATCACCCTGTCGCTGGTGAACGCCTCCGGCGGCACCGTCACGGGCGCAAAGGTCGTGTGGGGCACCAGCGACAGTACGGCCTTCCAGGCTGCCACTGACGCCGCCGAGGCGTACCTGGCAGCAGGCCACAGCTACGCAGAGGTGTTCTATCCGCCGCTTCCGTACATGCACGCCGGAGCCCTCAACGCGTCCAAGAGCGGCAACGGGCAGACCGCGTTCGGCGTCTACGCGGCCTCGGCAGGCAAGAAGGAACTCGCGTTCGTCGGCGTGGGTGACGGCGCGGCGGCGGTGCGGCACTGGCTGCAAGGGGTGCCGCAGCTGACCGGGTCGTGCATCATCTCCGCCGGCGTCTACGCGTCGACCGGCGCTCAGATCACTGATATCAACGCGCACGGCAACCCGGCTGTGATCAGCGGGCCCAATGAGGCCTCCGGGTACGGCGTGAACGCGAACTTCAGCAACCTGATGGTGGTCGTCAAGAATCTGGCGATCCTCACCACGCACTCCGCCTACGGCCTCACTTATGGGGCGCTGAACCTGTGGGGCTGCGCGAACGCGCATGTGGAGAACGTCGGCTACGGCACGCTCGGCACCGTCGCGAGCCCATCCACGGACTACTCTTCGCCGGGCGTCTTCGGCACCGGGTTGTCGGTCGGGCTCCTGCTGCCAGCGCCCGGTAACAACGACTACGTTGTCGCCAACAACGTCTCCTGCGGCGGCGGCTACACCTACGCGATGTTCCTCACCGAACACGCCGTGACAGATCGCTACATGGCCCTGTACTGCTGGGCTGGCCTGTGCGCCGTTGGCACCTATGCGGGATCGGTCGGCTCCGTCCATGCCATGAACGTCATCTCGGCGTCCATCGAGGCGTGCACGCACGAGTTGTACATCGTCGGCCCTGGCTCCCAAGGTGTCGGTCCTACGATCTACATCGGGATCTCCACCGAATCCAGCACGCCCAACGTGGCTGGCAACTCGGCCGGGGCCATGAATGCCGCGCTCGGTCGGGTCGTTCTCACGGGCCTGTTCACCGAGTCCGGTGTCAGCGTGTCGAATCCGACCGGTCTCGAGCTCGTCAACGGCCAGGTACCGCGCGCCATCAAGCGGAAGACGACGACGTTCACGGGCAGCCCCATCGACCGCACCCTGGTCTGCGATACCACGTCCGCCGGGTTCACCGGGACGCTCCCGGCCGCCGACTACAACCCCGTCGAGTACGTCTTCAAGAACGTCGGCGCCAACACCCTCACCGTCGGGACGACCAGCAGCCAACTCATCTACACGACCAGCGGCACCGGGGCCACCACCGCCACCGTCGCTACCGGCGTAACCCTGCGCGTCCAGGCCCTCTACAACGGCACCGCGTGGGGCTGGTATGCCGTCTGACCCGCCTGAGGAGGCCACCGTGAGCACCCCAACCGACACCACCCCGGCCAGCCAGGCGCCCGCAGGACCGCGGTGCGCAGCGTGCGGCGACCGGGCCATCGTGCAGTGGCAGCGGCGTCTCACCGACGCCGAACTCGCCGCGCACATCACCCTCGAGCAGGAGAAGCGCGACGAACGACTCCTGCTCGCCGACCCGCAACTCCCGGCGCCCGAGTTCGGGCCGCTTCCGCAGGCCGACGAGTGCACCACCCCCGTGTTCTCCTGCGGACCGCACGCCATCGACATGGACGCCGCCGCCCACGTCCACGCCAGCAGCTGCACCGCACCCAACGAGGCCGACCTGCCCGGCTGCGACTGCACCCCCGAACCGCTACCCGAACCCGAGCCGGCCGACGAACCCGCGCCGACACTGCTGCCCGAGCACTGGACCGCCGGCAGCAGCTAATGGCGCACCCCGGCCCCCGCAAGCCACCCCCCGACCGGCAATGCGTCACCATCCGCCTCTACCCCAGCGGCGACCCCCGAGGACGCTGCCGACTCTGGACGCTCCCCGGATACGACGTCTGCCACCGCCACAGCGGCCAAGGCCTCATCGGCAAAGCACCCGACGAACGCCGCTGCACCGGCACCACCAAGAACGGCCACAACGCCGGACAGCGCTGCACCGACTGGGCCATGAGAGGCCAGGACGTCTGCAAAGCACACGGCGGCAAAGCACCCAACGCCCTCAAAGCGGCAGCCAAGCGGATCGCGGAGGTGAAGCTGATGAAGGAAGCCAACAAGCTGCTTGTCCAGGTCGGCGCCAGCCCCGTCGACAACCCGCTCACTGCGCTCAGCGAGTTGGCTGGCGAAGTCCTCGCGTTCAAGAACGCACTCGGCGCCAAGGTCAACGAACTCGAAGAGATCCGCTACAAGGGCGGCGCCGGCGAGCAACTCCGCGCCGAAGTCGCCCTGTACGAGCGGGCCGTCAACCAGGCCGGGAACCTCCTCGCCAACATCGCCCGCCTCAACATCGACGAGAGGCTTGCGGCAATCACCGAGAAGCAGGCCGAGACCGTGTTGCGGGCCATCGACGCGGCACTCATCGCGGCTGGCGTGACCGGCGAATCTGCTGCCGCGGCCAAGCAAGTCGCCGCCCGCCACCTCCGCGCCGTCTGATCAGGAAGGGGTGAGTCGTGGACGCCCTCCTCCTCGCTGCCCAGATGCTGGAGGCACCCCCACAGGACGTCTTCGGCGCCCTCGGCTACACCCCCACCCCGAAGCAGCGGACCTTCCATAGTGCAGAAGAGTTCGACGTCCTGTTCGGCGGCGCTGCGGGCGGGGGAAAAGCCGGGCCCTGACCGCGCACGCCATCCGGGAATGCGTCCGCTACCCGGGGCTGCGCGTCGGGGCTTTCCGCCGCACCTACGGCGAACTCAAAGAGTCACTGATCGCCGAACTAGTGAACCTCAACTTCGCCAAAGACCTCGGGGCTCGCTGGAACGGTACCGAGTACGAGCTCCGGTTCCCCAACGGCAGCCTGATCATGTTTCGGTACGCCGAGACCGTGCAGGACGCCACACGCCGGCAGGGCGGCCAGTACCAGCTGCTTATCTTCGACGAGCGGACCCTCACCCCGCCCGACGTGTGTAGCTTCCTCGAATCACGGCTGCGGTCCGGACGCCGCGACATCCCCGTTCTCGGCATCCGCTCTGGCACCAACCCGGGCGGACCGGGACACGGCGCGGTGAAGACCCGCTACATCAAGCCCACTGGCTACGGCAGCAAGGTCATCGTCGATGAGCGCGGGCGCACGGTGCGCTTCATCCCGTCGAAGCTGTCCGACAACCCCCACGTCAACCCTGAATACGCCGCCGACCTCAAGGCGCTGCCCGAAAAGTTGCGGGCCGCATTCCTGGACGGGGACTGGGACGTGTTCCAAGGCCAGATGTTCCAGCTCAAGCGCGACCGGCACGTCATCGAACCGATCACGCTGCCCGCCACATGGAAGCGGTACAACGGCATCGACTGGGGCTTCGCCGCCCCCTGGGCCGTCCTGTGGGCCGCGGTCGACGAAGACGGGCGCGTCTGGGTCTACCGCGAGATATACCGGCGCGGCGTCGGAGAAGCAGAGCAGGCCCAGAGCATCCTCGCCGCCGAAGCGGCTGGTGAGCACATCGCCGTGCGGTACGCCGACGACGCCATGTGGGCCACCCGCGGCGACGCCAAACCCATCGCCGCGGTATATGCCGACAACGGCGTGCACCTGGCACCCGCCGGCAAGGGAGCGGGATCCCGCGTCAACGGCTGGCAGCGGGTCCGCTCCTACCTTGCCGAGGCGCCGGCCTGCCCGCATCACCGGGCGCAGGGCTGGGACACCTGCCCGAAAATGCACATCTTCACGACGTGCCCCGACCTCTATCGGGAACTGTCGGATCTACCGCACGCCACCAAGGGCGACCCGGAAGACGCTGACACCACCGCAGACGATCACCTTGCCGACGCCGTCAGGTATCTGTTGGCCAACCTCGGCACCGGTCCAGAGTTCGTCATCCTCGACGACGAGGCCGTGCCAGCCTCCAGCGCCGAGGTTCTGAAGCCGCTCGGGCCGACGATGGCCGTGCGCCCGTCCGAGTCCGCGCCGAGCGACGACGCCTGGTGGTTCGATGAAGACGAGGCGCCGCGCGCTGGGGGGACGGTGAACGTCCCGTGAGTCTGCGCACCTGGTGGAACAGTCTGCGGTCGGAGACCGAGGTGCTGGAGACGGCATCGGCGAAGCTGCCGGAGCGCTCGGGCTTCGAGTACGGGATCAGCCCGGGTGGCCTGACCGAGTCCAATCAGGGCATCGGCGCGGCCACCCAGTCCGACCGCCGTTCGATGCTCAACCAGCTCTACGAGGCGTACCTTGCCTGCCCGTGGTCGTGGGCGTCCGTGAACGCCATCGCCCGCACCATCACCGCGGGCGGCCTCGTCACCGACTGGGACAACGACAACGGCGAGGGCGACGAGGAGCAGCCGGACAAGCCACAGCAGGTGCTCCTGCTGGAGCGAATGCTGGCCTACTGCAACCCGCGGGAGAACGTCCGGCAGATCCTCCGCGGCGTCATCACCGACCTGCTCGTGTTCGGTGACGCGTTCATCGAGGTCGTCTGGCTCGGCCAGCAGCCCGTCGCCCTGTACTCGCTGGACTGCCCGTCGATGCTGCCGATCGCTGATGAGCACGGCACGATCACCAGTTACGTGCAGGTCACCGAACTCGGCCAGCGGGCGACGTTCGAACCGCGCGACGTCATCCACATCTCGCTGGACTCGCCGCGGTCCGGGGTGTTCGGCGTCAGCCCAACGCAGGCGGCGATGCTGCCGATCGTGTCGTGGCTGTTCTCCGCCGCGACCTCGAAGGAGATCTTCCGGAAGGGCTGCCCCCCGGTCCTCCACGTGGATCACCCGGCGGGCGCTTCCCCGTCGGACATCAACCGTTGGAACGCCCAGTACCAGCAGCGCAACATCGGGCCGCGCAACATCGGCAACCCGATCAACACCAAGGGGGGCGCCGGGGTCAACGAACTTTCGCAGTCCCGCACCATGGACTACCTGCAGTTCCTCAACCAGAAGCGTGACGAGATCATCGCCGCCTACGGGGTTCCGCCATCCAAGGTCGGCATCATCGAGTCCGGCAACCTCGGCGGCGGCACCGGGGAAGCGCAGGACCGCACGTTCATGGTTAACACCTGCCAGCCCCTCGCCGAGCTCGTACTGGAGGCCCTGAACTTCCACCTCGCGAAGAACGGCTTCGGCGTCGAGGGCTGGAAGCTCAAGTTCCGTGACGTCGACATGCGAGACTCCAAGACCGTTGAGGACATCCGGGACATGCGGATCCGCAACGGCGAATGGACCCTCAACCGGGCCCGAGCCGACATCGGCGAACCCCCCGTCGACGGAGGCGACCAGCCCGTCCTGATCGACCGCACCAACCTGGTGAAGTGGGCCGACATGGACGCCGCATCCAAGGCGTTCATCGCGAACAGGCTCCGCGGCACCGCTCTGGAGCCGGCCGCGCCGGAGCACGGCGAGCCGATCGCGGTGGAGAAGCCCGAGCCCGCACCCGTGCCGCCCCAGCTCGCCGCGTTCGCGGGCAACGCGCCACCGGGGCAATCGGAGGAGCCAGCTGAGCCGGAGAAGGAGCCGCCGCCCGTCGAGTCGCTGCACGCCCGGTACAGGGCGCGGCTGCGGGAGGCGCTGGCCACGTTGCCAGGAGGTGTCGATGAGCGTGCCGCCTGAACCGCTGCCGCCCGATCCTCCGAACCATCCGCTGCGCGCCAAGGACGTGTTGCCGCTCATCAAGAAGCGCGTCGGATGAGGAAGCGCAAGCCGCCCAACCGACAGCCGCGCGGACCCCGAGCCGCGCTGCCCAAGCCAGATCCCGGGCCACCATGCGGGCCCAATCCGTACCCGGAAATCCACAGCGCGGACCCGTGGTGGGCCCACAACAACAACCTGTGCACCTGCTGGCACCAGCACGACGAGTGTCCCTGCTCCCTGGTTGGCCACGTAGCGGCGCACCTGGCGACAGGCTGTCCCTGCTGATCGCGAGGGGGTGAGCGTGGCATCCCCGGACTTCTCCGACGGCTGCATGATCGCCCTCTATCCGCCATCCGACGTTGCCGCGCTCCTCGCAGTCGATGGCGGACTTCCCGTGAGTGACCTGCACGTCACCGTCGCCTATTGCGGCAGCGCTGGCGACGTCGACCCGGAGCGGCTGCTCGCCGCAGTGAAGGCACTCGCCGACCGGGCATCGATCGCGGGCAGTGTCGCCGGCCATGCCCGGTTCACCGGCGGCGAGATGGATGTCGCCGTCGCCCTCATCGACTCGGCGGACCTCGAAGACCTCCGTCGGGACCTTCTGGAAGCGCTGAACGCCGCAGGGATCGACATACCGCGCGACCACGGCTACACCAGCCATCTCACGCAGTCGTACATCGACCCGGATGCGGACGCACCCGTCGACCGAATCGCGTCCACACCGGTCGAGTTCGCGGCCCTGTCGGTCGTCCACGGCAACGATCGCACCGACCTCCCGTTCGCAGCCCCCGAGCATCCGATCGAGGATCCGGCCCGCGAGGCATTCGCAGCCGGTTGGGCCGTCTCCGGCGGTCCGATGACCGAGCGGGTACGGGCAGCCTGCACCGCCGCCGTTCACCTCGCCGTCGAACACGCTGACGACCCGCGCATCCTCGAAGTCACCATCGACCTTGGGAAGCTGGAGGGCATGTGGGCGCTGCTCTTCCAGCGCCGAGAGGAGCAGCAGGCCAAGCACGTACCGCTAGTGGCCGCCGCGTGGGGAGACCTCATCGACCGGGATGCGGTCGCCGCGATGGTCGACCGGTTCCGGCAGCAGGCCGGACTCACCGAAGCCGACCACGACAAGCCCAGCATCCGCGCTGAAGCCCTCGCGGCAGCAAAGGCCATGCTGCACGCACTCGCCGCCGCGGCTGGTGCCGGATGGGATGTCCTGCGCACCGCACTGAGGGACGCCATCGCAGCCGGCCGGGCGGAGGGCATGGTCAACGCGGTCGCCATCGCCGCCGAGCGCGCCAACCACATCGGCCTCGACTGGAACATCGCCTTCGACGACGCCTACCGCTCCCTGGAACGCCTTGACGAAATCTGGGCCGACACGGGCGGGTGGCTCGGCCGCACCATCGACCGGGCTGCAGCCGACCTCGGTCGGGTACTCGCTCAGGACGCCGAAGACGGGGCCAGCCGCGACCAGATGATCGAGGACGCGATGAACGTCCTCGCCGACACGGACGTGGAATCGGTCGCATTCGTCGTCGACTGGGCCATGACCACCGCAGCAGATGAGGGCGCGCTGAGCCTGTACCGATCCGAGGGCGTGCAGCAGGTCGACATCATTTCGGCTGGCGACGGCAGGGTGTGTCCTAGCTGCCTCGACGCCGAAGCGGGCAGCCCGTGGCAGATCGGCGATGCACCCCGAATGCCCCTTCATCCGGCGTGCAGGTGCTGTATCTCGGCCTCGATTTCCCTTTCGCACTTCGCCAACTGGTTCACCTGACCCCGGAGATTCCATGAGCAGTTACAAGCCGGCCCGGGTCCTGTGGAACCTGACCCCGTCCGGAACGATCCTCACCCTGTCCGGCGCCGCGACGTCCAGCAGCCCGGTCCTCAGCCTGACGGATATCAGCGACGTATGGCTGGCCGTCAATGTCACCGGCACCCCGACGGGCACCACGCCGACACTCGACGTCGGCCTGGACATCCAGGACCCGGACGGCAACTGGTACCCGGCCGTCGCGAAAATCACCCAGCTGACCACCACGGCCGGACGCGGATCGGCCTACGCCGGCCTGAACATGCCGAACGTGGCGTCCACCAGTGCCGCCCTCGTACTGCCGAACGCCGGCCGCGTCACCTGGACTCTCGGCGGCACCGCGCCGGTCTACCCGCAGACATCCATCTGCCTCATCGGCCGCTGACGGCCCCGACACCCTGGAGGACGCGTGGCCGCCATCGCCACGGTGTCAGGGACCGCGATCCGGCCCGGCATCTCCCGCAACAACCGCAAGTACACCCCCGAGGCGATTGGCCGCATGGTCGAGCGAGCCCAAGGCCGCCTCGACGAAGGGGAGATGCCCCTCACCACTCTCACCCATCACGAGGCAGGTGACGACTCCACCCGCATCGTCGGCCGCATCACCCGCATCACTCAGGAAGCCGACGGATCGGCCACCTATCAAGCCGAGATCACCGACACGCATCACGGTCGCGACATCCTCTCTCTGGTCTCCGGCCCGAGCCCCGCCCTCAAGGGCGTATCCATCCGTGGCGCATGGGTCGGCCCAGTACGGCGGGAAGCGGGCCCGAACGGGGTGACCGTCGAGACGGCGGACGACCTTGAACTGGACGGCCTCGACTACACCCGCAAGCCCGGCGTACCCGGCGCCGGAATCGCATCGGTGGCGCTGGCTGGCGCGGAGCCCCGCGAATCCGACGGCAGTAGTCGCGTGCCCATTGTCGAGAGCGCCCCGGAGGCGAGTGTGACCGTGACCGAAGCCGACGACTCCGCCCCGGCGCCTGGCGGTCCGTTCGCGGATCCCGGCTATCAGGCGGACAAGAAAAAGCGCTATCCCATCGATAGCCGCACTCACGCCAAGGCCGCCTGGTCATACGTGAATCAGGCCGACAATGCCCGTCTGTACACCTCGGCGCAGCTGAAGCGCATCAAGCAGCGCATCACGAAGGCCCTCAAGGGCTTCGGCGTCACGGTGGCGACCGCCGAGGGCTGGCTCATCGACCCGGCGACGGCCGTGACGGAGGCGCTCGCGGAGTGCTGGGACATGGACTCCCGCCCGGCCGGGGACCTGTACATCTCCCTGACCAACGGTCCGACGACCGTCACAGTGTCGAGCCGGCTCCTTGACCCCCACGACCTCGACCTCGTTGGGCGCGCTGCGATGGCCGGAGCCTGCAACGCTCTGCTGCAACTCGACCCGGACATGGACGCCGACATCGACGTTCCCGGCGCCGAGCCCGAGGACACCGACGACGACATGGGCAACGGAGACGGCGCTGCGACGGCGGCTGGTGCGCCGTGCCCCTGCAACTGCGGCTGCGCCATCCCCGCAGTCCCCGGCGCATGCCCGTGCGGCTGCGAATCGTGCGTCCACTGCATGGCCGAGGACGACGACGCCATGGAGACCGTCATCCAATCCCCAGAGGCACGGCTTGCCGAGAAGCTCGCGACCGTCCCTGTCGGACTGGCCGACGGCATCACCCAGACCCCGGCACCGGAGACACCGGTCGCCGAGACCCCCACCCAGGAGAAGGAGCCCGCCATGGCGGAGTCCACCCCCACCCCGGCGGCCGAGACCCCGGGTAGCGCCGACGGCATCCACGCCCTCGGCGCGAAGATCGACAAGCTGAGCGATGCCCTCGCGGGCTTCGTCACGGCAATGACTCCGGCGCCCGTCGCGCCCGTGGAGTCCGCGCCGACTGAGACCGTCGTCGAGGCTGCGGCCCCGGCCGCCGCAGAGGTCGCCGAGACCGACGAGCAGCGCATCGCGCGCCTCGTCGCCGAAGGTATCGCCGGCGCCCTGCCGAAGGCCGTGCAGGAGCACGTCGAGGCCACCGGCGGCCCGACCCGCAAGGGTCTCGTCACCCCGGTCACCGAGCACACCGCACCCGTCACCGGTGGGGGTCTCCCGGAGGGCTGGCCCGCCAAGCCGCTCCACGAGTACACCGACGAGGAGTTCCGGCAGCACGTCTCCCCGGCGACCGTGAGCGCCATCCTCGGCGCGCGCGCCAGCGCCTGACGCACCCCCGCTCAGCTTCACCCTGACCGCCAGTCCATCGCTGGTGCCGCTCGGCAGAGATGGTCACGCCGCCCCGCCCACACCCCGTGCGCGGGGCTTCGTCATACCCACCACTGCCGAAAGGCGACACCATGCCCAGCCAGGCCGAACTCCGCGAGGCGCTGACCGCCGCAGGCGCAGCCGCCCTCACCCCGACCATCGTCGACCCGATGCTGCTGGAGTACCAGCGGCGCTACGCCCCCCTCGTGCGGGCCATCCCGTCCCGCAAGTGGGACTCCAGCGTCTACTACTTCAACCAGCGCACCGCCCGCGCGGCCGGCGGGTTCGTGTCCGACGGCGGCGCCCGCCCGGTCACCAACTCGACCTACGTGCAGAACTCGTTCCCCATCCGCAACCTGCAGTCCGTCGGTGCCGTCACCGGCTACGCGCAGGCCGTCACCCGCGGGCTCGCCGGGGACCTGCGCGCGCAGGAGATCGAGGGGTCCATCCAGGGCCTGTACTGGGACATCGAGAACGCCATCCTGTGGGGCAACACCGGGTCCACGTCGCTGGGCGGCTACCCGCAGTTCGACGGCCTCGACAGCCTCGTCTCCACGTTCTCCGGCGGTACGCAGAACGCCGTGGACGCCGCGAATGCGTCGCTGTCGCTGGGCTGGCTCGACAAGCTCATCGACATGGTGGAGCAGCAGGCCGCCATGAAGATCAACGGCCCGGGGTGGATGTTCGTGATGTCCTCCACCGCTGAGTCGCGGATCGCGCAGCTCGCCATCGCCAACCAGAGGTACCTCAGCCCCGCCGAGGTCGCCGCTGGCCTGAACGTTCAGGCCTACCGCGGCATCCCAATGGTGACCAGCTCGTTCCTGTCGGCCCGGTCGTACCAGATGGGCGCCGTCACCAGCGCGACCGCCACCACCGGCGGCACCCTCGCGGCGGCTACGTACTACTACCAGATCGCGCCGGTCATCGCCCGCCAGGGCGAGATCCTGCCGTCCACCGAGGTCTCTCAGGTCACCACCGGCGCCACCTCGACCGTGACGCTCAGCTTCTCCACCCCGGCGGCCTACGATGGTGCCCAGCCCAACCTGTTCAAGGTGTTCCGGTCCACCGCGACCGGTACCGAGACGTTCCTCGGCTACGTCGACGCCACCGTCGGTATCGCCGCCGACGGCGTCACCCCGATCCTCACCACGAGCATCGTGGACGACGGCGCGAAGCTCACCCCGAAGAACGGCTCCACCGCCCCGGCCAGCATCCCGGCCGCCTACGTGGGCACCAACGCGGCCATGAAGCCGCAGGCGGCCGGGTCGGAGAACATCTACCTCATCGCCCGCGACCCCCAGTTCCTCCTGCGCCCCTACGTCCGCGAGCTGGAAAGCCTGGACGTCTTTCCGACGACGGCCGCCCCGGATCAGATGCCGTATGCCATCGTCTCGGACTGCGCACTCGCGGTGCGGGCGCCGAAGTACACCGGCCGAATCAACCGCGTCTCCTCGTCGCTGACCAGCTGACCCAACGGCGGCGCCCGGCCCTCACCGTGCGCCGCCGCACCCTTCGCCGAAAGGAGCGCTCATGCCGCTCATCCGCAAGGACCGGGCGGGCAACGACTCGCTCGGCCATTCCTGGCCCGAAGACGGCTCGGTCGTCGACATGCCGCACGAGGAAGCCGAGGCACTCCTCGCCATCGCAGACGGCGGCTTCACCCTCGCACTGCCGGACGCCGAGGAGGACGAGGAGGTCGCACAGGACCCCGAGCCGGACCCGGAGTTCTCCGAGGTCGACCCGGACGCACCGGCCGACGAGCCGGGCGCCAAGCCTGTCGCGAAGAAGACGGCGGCCCGCAAGACGACCGCCCGCAAGCCCGCACCCGTCGAGGAGTAGCCGATGGCCGCGGACTCCCCGGTCCCGCTCGCTACGTCGGCGGACATGCAGACCGGGCAGTTCGCCGACCTGGTCCGCGACTACAGCGCCGAGGCCCTCGACCAGCTGATGATCGAGGCCACCCGGCAGTGCGAGGGCATCTGCGAGCGACGACTCGCGCCCTTCACCGGCCTACCCGAGACGCACCGGGCAACCGGCATTGACCCCGACGAGTACACCGACGCCGCGAACCTCCCCATGGACCTCCAGGGGACTCTCGGCCGGTCGTACTCCAACGCGCTCGGAGCCGGTGACCAGGTCCGGCACGTGTGGCTCAACGAGTTCGCGGGACGTTACCCCGACATGTGGACCTACGCGAACCTGCAGGTGACCATCCTGCGGTCGTATGGCGGATCCCAGGTCATGAACGCGACGTCACTGATCGGTGCCGAAGCCGACTCGGGGCACGTGTGGTTCACTCTCGGCACCTTCCTGCCCGTCGGATCGCTGATCCGCGTGAATTACGACGGCGGCTACACGACCGTGCCGGCCGACTTGGGGCGCGCATGCAAGCTGCAAGCTGCGTCGCTGGTGCTGGGTGAGATCGACCCGGCCGGAACGCAGTTCTCCCACGATCAGGGAGCGCTGGCAGCACAGGCGGAGAAGATCCTCTGCAACTACCAGCGCACATGAGCGGGGGTGACTGTTGAGCACAGCGGATGCGGTCGCCCGAGAGGCGGAATGGCTGGCTGGCTTCGACGCTACGGATGGCCTGCCTGGGCTCTTGGCAGCCTATGGCGGCCCGTTCGATGTGGTGCATGCCTACCTCCCGCGCACTCCGGCACAGCGCAAGCGGGCGCTGTACGTATTGCGGAGCAACCTGCGGGTGGAGCGGTTCGGCTTCAACCGGAAGATCAACCACCACACGTTCATGCTGCGCCTGTCGTGGCCGCAGACCTCGCAGACCGGTGACGCTGAGTCGGTGCAGGCCGCGTTCGACACCGCCGTCGACCTGGTCGTGCAGCGCGTCGCGGGCCTATTCCTCGACAAGACACACGGCGCACGGTTCATGTCGGTAGCCGAGAACCCAGCGGACATCGCCGTGGACTTTGCCGACCCCGAGCAGTCCACGAAGGACCGCGCGGACCTGACTGCGGTCATCACCTACGTAGCGGACGACCAGGACTACACGTCCTGACTCTGCCTATCCCCCCTCGTTCGGCTCCCGTCTCACGGGGGCCTTTCCCATGCCCCCGTTCCTGTCGCAGGAGTCCTCGTGAGCCCCGACCCCACCGAACAGCCGCCCGTCCGTCAACGCAACACCACGGGCAGTGCCTGGACCTTCGCCAGTGAGCCGCCCGTCCGGGTCGAGGTCGGCGAGGTCCACGAACACCCCGTGCTCCTCGACGGCTGGACCGCCGTCAGGGACGAACCCGAGCAGCCTGCCGCCGACGAGGCGCTGCAGCCCAAGACCACCACCAAGACCCGGCGGGCGACCGCGGCGGACACCGAAGGAGGTGAGCCGCGATGACCCTGCTGGGACGGCTCGCATATGTGGGCCTGGCCAAGGAAGTCACCCAGGGGACGTGGCTCACCCCCACCTACTACCTGCCGTGCACGAAGCTGGACTTCGAGATCGGCTACGACCCGCTGCGCGATGAGTCGTACCGCAACAACGACTCCAACCTGCAGGGCCTGTACCAGGGCGCCGGCGACTCCACCGTCGACCTGGAGTTCAACGCCTACCCGGACTCCGTCGGGTACGCGCTGCGCATCATCGGCCCCGACACCGTCACGGCGGGCGTGTCCACGACGCTGGCCGCTGCGGTTTCCTCCACTGGCGCCACCTCGATCTCGACGACGGCGAGCATCCCAGCCGCGTCCACCATCATGATCGATACCGGGTCGAAGGTCGAGTACGCCGTCACCGGAACCCCGACCGGAGCAGGCCCGTACACCATCCCCATCACCACGCCGGTGGGTGGCCTGACCTTCACCCACCTGATCAGCATGGCCGTGGTCAGCCAGACCACGCACACGTTCAAGCAGTCCGCGGCCACCGTCAAGCCCACGTACTCCCTCACCCAGCACAACGGGTTCGAGGCGTGGGGCTACCCCGGCTGCATGCTGACCGACGTCGCCATCAAGGTGGACCCCAAGGGCATCTGCACTATCGGCGCCAAGTACATCGGGTGGATCGGCGCCGTCCAGACCGCCACCCCCACGTTCTCCGAGCCGCCACCGTTCCTCGGCTGGCAGCTCGCCATGACCAACGCGGGCGCCACCAGCACCCGCGGCCTGTCCTACGACCTGGCGCTCAAGCGGCCGGGCGAGGCCATCCACGCCTCCAACGGCAGCCAGCAGCCGCGCGAGGTGTTCACGGGCGTCCTGGACGCGGACATCACGTACAAGGCGATCTACGAGTCTGACGCCGACTACAACCTGTACCTGCAGGCCCTGCAGGGCAACCCGACCAGCATGGCCCTGGTCCAGCCCGTCGGTGCGGGAGTCGACGCGGGCGGCGCCTCGCTGACGATCACCACCACTCAGGGTGGCTGGTCGAAGGGCAAGCCCGACGTGTCCGGCACCTACGTAACCGCCGACTTCGAAGTCAACGGCGTGTACAACGCCACCGACTCCGGATCCGTGCAGGCCGTGCTTCGCAATTTCGTTTCGGCCGCGTACTGAGATGAGCCGCGAACTCCGGCAACTGACGGTCAGCTTCACCGTGAACAAACCAGAGCACCTGCCGTTCAAGGACGGCGTGCAGATGTACGCCGACGACGTCTACGCGGAAGTCAGCGATGTCGTCAGTGCGGCGCTCGGCGCCTGGTACCGGACCAGAGGTCACGACCTCCTGACTGGCGAACCACTCCTGTAGCCGTTCTACTCCCCGGCCGTGCCCGCGCGTGAGGGCGTCGCGACACGGCCGGGGTTCACGCCCTCAACGCCCTCGCATTGCAAGGAGAACCATCCATGTCGGGCTACAGTCAGCCGTATGTCCTGCTCCAGTTCCCCGAACTGGGGGACGACTGCTCGATCCTCATGAAGAACCCGCAGCTCCTGCCGCCCAAGGAGATCACCCCGGAGGATGTGCCCCTCGACGACAAGGGGCAGCCGGTCGACCCGCAGGGCGCCAACGAAGCCATGTACGCGGTGTTCGCCCGCATCATCGTCGCCTGGAAGGTCTACGAGGCATTCAGCGGCGGCGACACGCCGGACATTGCCGAGGACGCCGATCCGGTCGCGCTCTTCGAGTCCCTCGGCGGCGGCCAACAGCCGCGCCTGGGCGCCATCACCATCGAGAACATCGGCCGCCTCCCCATGGTCATCATCAAGCGCATCATGGCGGAGCTTGAGCGCGTCGTGGACCCTCAGTAGGGCCCGGCAGCCCCTACTACGAGGACGTCCTCCTGCCCGTCGAAGCCATCATCGAGGGCACATGGGGTGGCGACGGGGCGCCCGCCGAGTGGGCCGACTTCATCCTCATGCGACGCATGCACTGGTCGTGGGATGAACTCCAGCAGACCCCCGCTTACGTGCGCCGCTACGCCCTCGACTTCCTCGGCATGATCGGCACCCACGAGGAACGCGAAGCCGAGCGCGCCGAACGCAAGGCCAGGCGCCAGGGGGCGGGGTGAGGATGTGCCAGAACTCCGGCCGGGCGTGTTCACGCGCATCTTCAGCGAGATCGAACGGGAAGGCCAGGCAAAGTCCCGCACCTTCCTGACCCAACTGGCCAACGCCATCGAACGCCAGGCCAAGATCAATGCCTCCGTCGGCGCGCACCGGCGCGGCACCCCCACCCCCGCGCGGCCAGGCACCGGCCCGGCGGTCATCTCCGGAACGCTGCGCCGATCCATCACCCATTCGCCGGTCACCTTCGTCGGCGGCGGCTGGGAGACCAAGGTCGGTACCGCAGTCGGGTTCACGCCGCCCTACGGCCGCACGCCAGCCAACCGCTACGGCCTGATCCTGGAGAAAGAGGGCCTCCGCAACGGGGCCACGTACCCGTTCCTGGTGCCCGCCTACCGCTTCGGCATCACCCACGTCGCGCCAGCCCTGTACCAGCGGGTATTCCGCCCCGGCTGGCGCGCGAGGTAATCGCCCCGAGCCATCCCTCTCCTGGACTTCAACGCCCCCGCTCCAAGAACCGAGGGGGCTTCCATGGCTGACGTCGCCGACCTATTCGTCCGGCTCCGAGCCGAGACCGCGCCGTTCACAATGGGGATGCGCCGAGCGACCACGGAAGGCGAGTCGTTCACCGCCAGCATGGGCGGGGCTCGCGCCGCCATGACCAAGCTCGGCGGAGCCACCGTCCTGGTCGGCGCCGCATTCCTCGCCTACGGAGTCAAGGCGGCGGGCGACTTCCAGCAGAAGATGAACCTGCTGGTCACCGCCTGCGGCGAGTCCACGAAGAACCTCAAGATGGTCTCCAGCGGCGTCCTGTCGCTGGCCCGCCAGACCGGCACCTCCACTGATGTGCTCTCTGAGGGCATGTACCAGGTCGAGAAGGCCGGATACCGCGCCGGAGACGGCCTGAAGGTGCTGCGCGCCGCCGCACAGGGAGCCCGCGAGGAAGGCGCCGACCTCAAGGACGTCACCAACGCCATGACGTCCGTCATGGCCTCCTACCACCTCAAGGCCACCGACTCCGTGCGGGTCATGAACGCCCTCAAGACCGCGGCCGGCGAGGGCAAGATGACGATGCAGGAGTTCGCGGGCGCTCTGTCCACGGTCATCCCCATCGCCTCCGCGAACAAGATCTCGTTCGGTGAGGTCGGCGGCGCCATCGCCACGCTGTCCCAGCACGGCACCAGCGCAGCCGAGGCCACCCAGGAACTCGCCTCCACCATCCGGGGGCTCGCCGCACCCAACAACGTCGCCGTACAGGAGATGCAGCGCCTCGGCCTGTCCTCCATCGACGTATCGACCCATCTCGGCAAGCGGGGGCTGACGGGCACCCTCGACCTGCTGTCCCAGACGGTCCTGTCGAAGATGGGGCCGTCCGGGACGCTGCTGCTCAACGCGTTCAATAAGACCAAGCAGGCCGCCCGTGACGCGGACGCCATGGTCAAGGCGATGCCGCCCAGCCTTCAGAAGCTCGCCACTTCCTACTCCAAGGGCTCCGTCTCGCTCAGCGACTGGCGCAAGGAGCTCAAGACCCTGCCACCCGAGCAGGCCAACCTTCTGACCCAGTATGCGACCCTGCAGAACAAGACGAACGGGTTCAGCGCGGAACTCAAGCGCGGAGGCCCGTCCGCTCAGACGTATACCGAGGCCATCAAGAAGATGACCGGTGGCGCCATCGGCCTCAACACGACCCTGCAGCTCACCGGCGAGAATACTGCCGGCTTCAAGGATCGGGTCGACAAGGTTTCCGCGTCGTTCAATCACGCCTCGAAGAACGTCGAGGGCTGGAAGACCACCCAGGCCAGCTTCAACGTGCAGATGAGCCGGCTCAAAGAAGCCATCGTCACCGTGGCGATCGCCCTCGGCCTGAAGCTGATCCCGGTCATTCTCGCGACCGTCACGTTCTTCGAGAAGCACAAGGACGTCGCGGCGGCCTTGGCTGCTGTCATCGGCACGCTCCTGGTGGCGGCCGTCTACGCCTTCACGGTCTCCCTGTGGAACATGGCCGCGGCCCTGTGGGCGACGGGCGTTCCCGAGATCGTCATCGGCATTGCCCTGCTCATCGCGGGACTTGTGATGCTGGCTATGCACTGGCGGCAAGTGTGGGGCTTCATCAAGACCATCGGCCTGGCCGTCGCCCACGCAGTCGTCGCCGCGTGGCATTGGGTCGCCGACGGCACCGCCAGTATCTGGCATTCGATCACCGACTGGGTGATCGGCGCCTGGCACTCGGTGGCGAGCTTCTTCTCGTCCGCCTGGCATATGGTCGCCGACCCCATCGTGGGCGCCTGGCACTGGGTCGAGCGCACCACCGCCGCCGTATGGAACGGCATCACCGGATTCTTCCGGAAGTGGTGGCCGCTCCTGTTGCTGATCTTCGCACTGCCGATCGGCATCCTGGTCGCGACCTGGAACCACTTCCACACCCAGATCACCAACGTCGCGAAGGCCGCCTGGAACGGCATCAAGTCGCTCCTCCAGTCCACCTGGAACGGCATCAAGGCCGTTGCTGGCGCGCTGTGGTACGGCATCCAGATCGCCATCATCAACCCCGTCATGGCGATCTGGCACCAGATCCAATCGGTCTGGCGCACCATTTCGGGCTTCCTCCACGCCAACTGGATGGCCATCAAGTCGATCGCCAGCGCCGCATGGAGCGGCATCAAGCAGGCGATGATCGACCCGATCGTGGCGGCGTGGCGCAGCATCACCACCACGGTCGGCAACATCAAGAGGTCGATCACCAGCGGCCTCAACGCCGCATGGAGTGCCGTCAAGGGCATCGGATCCCGGTTCCTGCAGATCGGCAAGGCGATCATCGACGGCATCATCCAGGGCGTCC